GCCAGGACAGAACGGAATTGCAGGTATTGCTGGCACAACAGGTATTGCTGGCACAACAGGTGCTAGTGGAACAGCAGGTACTGGTGCTACTAGTGGTCAACCAGGGTTAGCTGCACCTGACATTTGGCCGGGACAGAACGGAATTGCAGGTATTGCTGGTACAACAGGTATTGCTGGTACAACAGGTGCTAGTGGAACAGCAGGTACCGGTGCTACTGGTGGCCAACCGGGATTAGCTGCGCCTGACATTTGGCCGGGACAGAACGGAATTGCAGGTATTGCTGGCACAACAGGTGCTAGTGGGTCAGCTGGTACTGGTGCTACTGCTGGCGGAATAGGTTTAGCTGGCCAACCAGGGTTAGCTGCACCTAACACTTGGCCTGGGCAGAACGGAATTGCAGGTATTGCTGGCACAGCAGGTGCTAGTGGTACTACAGGTGCTAGCGGAACAGCAGGTACTGGTGCTACTAGTGGACAACCAGGTTTAGCTGCACCCGATTCCTGGCCTGGGTCAGCTGGGCAACCAGGAAATGCAGGGAATGCGGCCACTGCGCCAGTAAATAGTAATACCACAAAAATTACCTTACGTCAAAAAGCTTCAGTTACTGTAGGAACAGGAAACGTAGCAGGGCAAATTATAGTTTCGTGGAACAGACAATAACGAAAAAACATGTCAAGTTATTTTTTTACGCCTAGTCCATCATTTGGAGTAGGAGATCACGGGTTTGTTACCTGGATAAATGGATTTTCAAATGAAGACATCGATAGAATAACAAAATACGGTGATTCTTTGATCAAAGAAAAGGCATCTATAGGTGGATTTTCTGTAAATGAGAATTATTCTCATTTAAGAGAATCACAAGTTTCTTGGTTTGAGTTAAATGCAGAAACTAATTGGCTATATGAAAGATTGGCTTATATTTTAAGACAACTCAATGGTCAATTTTATCGATATGATATAACAGGATTTAGTGAAAATTTTCAGTATACTGTATATGACGGAAACAGCAAAGGTCATTATTCCTGGCATGTCGATGAAGCAAATGGAATGAATATAGATTCATCACCTAGAAAATTATCAATGGTAATACAACTTAGTGATCCTTTAGATTACGAAGGAGGAAATTTAGAGCTAATGAGGTCTTCTGACATAGAAACTGTAGAAAAATCTAAAGGGTTAGTTGCAGTATTTCCTAGTTTTAGATTACACAGGGTTACACCTGTTACAGCCGGAATAAGAAAAACTCTAGTTGTTTGGTCTACAGGACCAGCATTTAGATAATATAATTTTTTAAAAAATAAGTATTTGAAACAAAGGGTTTAGTCATGTCTAAAAAATCAAAATATGAAAATTTTGTAGGAATATACGATGGGTATTTTTCAGAAGAATTCTGTGATAACCTAATAACCTATTTTGAATGGTGTAGAAGAAATAACCGCACATATGCAAGACTTGAGCCCGAAAAGATTAAAAAAGATGATTCAGTAGCACTAAATCCTACCACCATAGAAGAAATAAATTTTATAATGCCTAATATTGAAGGTTATATGGGCGAATTTAATAATGTTTTTTGGAATCAATGTTATAAAGAATATCTCGATAAATTTAGTGTATTACAAGATTACGGGCAACATACCATTTACACATATAAGTTGCAAAAAACTTTACCCGCTGGAGGATATCATATATGGCATTCCGAAGACGGAGTTAAAAATATGTCCCAACGTATAGGAGTCTATATATTATATCTAAATGATGTTGACGGTGGTGGCGAAACAGAATTTTTATACCAATCTATGCGTGTACCCGCAGTTAAAGGAAGATTAGTTATATTTCCTCCAAACTTTCCTTGGGCACACAGAGGAAACCCGCCATTATCAGGTGAAAAATATATTCTTACAGGATGGATAGAATTTAATTAATAACTGTTAAAATTGTTTCGATTTTAATTTTAGTTATTTTATTGTTCAAGGTATTCTTTAACCCATTATGCAATGGTTTTGGCCAATTTTCATTTTCTACCCAGGCATAACCACTGTGTTCGCAATTTAATTTTGGTATAAATTCATCCTTAACGATTAATATATATGTCTGGTATGAAAATGTGTTATCGGCTGTTGAATAAAGTTCAATTGGAACAATTTTTTCTATAGACGGAAGAAAACCAATTTCTTCATTTATTTCTCTGGTTAATGTATCCAATGGTGTAACATCGATTGGATCTTTTTTTCCTCCTGCTAATCCCCAAGTCTTAGCAGACTTTGATTGAGCTCTTAGCAAAAATAAAAATCTTTTTGTTTTCTTACTTAAAAATATGCCTCCGCTGCATATAATTTGATTCATAAAACTAAACGCCAATTCATTTTATCGTACAATCCCTCAAAAGATTTAGACCATTGTAACCCATCCCACTTATATTGCATACCAGTATAAGAGTTAGTTATATATGTTACTGTATTTGTTGCCTCAGCGTCAAATATATTGATCCATTCGGATCCATTCCACTCGATGATATCATTTGCGTTTGCTTTAAAATCAGAATTATCATTATTTTTCCAAGCATCAGGTCCATCGTATCCTGGTACACCGAGACTAGGATTTAAATCTTCGAGAATGAGATATCTAATTCCTGTAACAGGTGTACCGGGGTTATAAGTTTGTGGATTTATAATTGCATCTACTGTGCCTCTCCCGGCAATTAGTGTATTTTCAGGTACGGTATCTACATCAAAGTTTAATAACATCTGTGTTTCATTTGAAGGATTTAAACTAATATAGGCTACAATTTCGTCGCCGTTATTTTTTAATAATCTTATATTACTAAGTCCTGCTCTAAATTTACCCGGATGTAATTCTAGCAATCTATTCCAGGATATTATATTTTGAGGTGATGAAATATCAATATCTTCATTAAGGTTTGAATGCATAAGTGTTGCAACATTGTTTAACACAAGCAAATCAAAATTTCCCGGGGTGATAACTATTTGTGCATCTGGAGTTATTCCGTCAAACATCTCTACTGCATCAGGTGTAGAAAAATCTCTCAGTATAGAACCTTGTGCAACAGCGTGCACATTTGAAATAATTTTAGTTATAACACCAAGTTTTTTAACCTTAGCAGGCGGTGTAATCCATATTGGTGCTTTAAATATCATATTTAAAATATCAATATCTTGCTCAAGCCCTTGAGGAATAGTCCTACTACTCCAGACCTGAGACTCTAGTGTTAGTAAGCTCAAGCTAGTCCAGTCAACATAGTTATCAGTTGTTTGTAACTCTAAACTAGGATTGAATAAAACAACAAGCTGTTCCCAAATTTGCAATTTTTGTTCTGTGTTTGTTGTCCATATATCTGCTGCAAAAGTTATTAAAAAAGGACTGGGCATTATTCTTTCTATAGTATAATTTGATCCTTGTATGTTTAAATATTCCGTGCCGTCGTCACTAATGGCTCGCTCTCTAATATGCATTTTAGACACAAAAGTTGGATCTTGTAATCTGGTTCTATCATATAGTATATCTTTAATGTAACAAGCAATAAAAGGAGCGCTAGGTATACTATTCTCACTGTTTTGTTTAATAATTTGTGCAACTTGTCTGGTCATATCACCGTATTTCACAGGTAATCTTACAATATTTCCCTTAGCATCTTTATAGCTAAAGTTGCTCATTATTCTAATAAATTGAGTTAGATATCTTCTAACCTGACCGTCATAAAAATAATCTATGATTGTTCATCGGCTGTAAACCGATGCCTCCTTATTGTGTTAATTATCTGCCCTAGGTCTTAATACCTTGCTTAATGCTTGTTTTTCAACAACTACTTCGCCGGCAATTGTAGCAGTATTATTATTATTGATAAAACTTGTCTTTTGTGTAGATTGTACATCTTTTCCAACAAATGGGTCCTGGGCAACATCTTGATATCCAAAATTGTTCAAAGTCATACGTACATTATCTTCATATTTTATCCAATGATTCCCATCAAATCTGAATAATCTATTTGGCAAGTAATCGTTTCTTAGAAAAAATTGACCTTTAATAGGATTAGATGGAAATATAATACCAAATCCATAAGGAGCCCCATTTGGTGGTAATCCATTACCTGTTAAATATCCTACATATAGGTCATGTGTAGGAGTATTTAAAATAACACTAGCGTCTTTAACAGCTTGCTCAACACTGGCCAGTGTTTCATCGTCGCTAGCATCGGCAACATCTAATAATCCGTCCGGTCTAGTAGGAATAACATAGTATTGTTTAGTTTCGTACCCGCTTTTTGGTGCATCTGCTTCGGCCTGATTAATAATTTGATTATTAATCTCGATGTTTTTATTATAATCAGATAATAAATCTTTTATAGTAGAACCATCACCAGCATCTTTATCAAGTATACCAGAAAATTCTTGACTATCAGTCATCGGAATACATTTTGCTCTAATTAAATGAGGATACCAAGTTGAGCTATAACCTTTTGCAGGACGAGCTACATCTTGCACAACGTAAAATCTTTTAAGAGCCAATGATTTGTCATTTAATGCGTATTCGTCTTTTAAGTGAGGTAATTCTAAAACATCACCGGACATTATTTTTCTGCCCAAGGCCTCGTAATGACCTCTTAGATGAAACATCATAAAAATTGTATCATTTTGCAAAAACATACCAAACTGGCTTAAATTAAAATCTATATCTTGCATATCGTATACGCCTCTAATAACATATACATCTTCAGAATAGTTTCTATCTCTGTTTTCGCCAAACAATAGATCTTGTATTCCTAATTCAGGAATTTCATTATTATTTGTAGGTATCGTAGGAGAGCTTTCGCCTTCTCCAGGATTAACAGGCCCGAGATATTTGTGTACAAATACATCAACTCCGCCGACTTGAAATTCTTCACTGATGACTTTATCTAAGAATTTAAAATCGTTGCTTTTTTCTGGTTTATATAATGATAATCTAGGCATAATTTATGTATTTATGGCTGTGATAAATTGCATTTTAATCTAAGATTTGTTTTTAACTAAATATAATACCCAAAACTGAGAAATATTTAATATGAACGATAATGATAATGAACGTCAAGCAGTAATCGAGTATGTTTTTAATATGCTCGGTGGAAATATGGTCGATGTAGAATTAGATCCTAGTCATTACAATACAGCCATAGATCGTGCATTGAGAAAATTTAGACAAAGAAGTTCTAATGCCGTCGAAGAAAGCTATGCTTTCTTAACATTACAGGTTGACGAAAATACATATGTATTAGCGCCCGAAGTTGAAAATGTCCGAAGAATTTATCGTAGAAGTATAGGATCCAGAACAGGTGGCGGAGATGGAGGTAGTTTATTTGAACCATTTAATTTGGCTTACTCGAATACATACTTGCTATCTAGTACCAATATGGGCGGGTTGGCAACATATTTTGCATTTGCTAGCTATCAAAAGCTAGTAGGAAAAATGTTCGGCAGCGAAATAAACTTTGATTTTAATAAAACATCTAAACGTTTAACAATAACACAACGGCCGCGCACAGAAGAAGAAGTATTATTATGGATCGATAACTATAGACCAGATTTTAATTTATTTCAAGATAGATATGCAGGACAGTGGTTGAGAGATTATACTCTAGCGAGTTGTAAAATAATGCTCGGCGAAGCAAGAGAAAAATTTGCTCAGATTGCAAGTCCGCAGGGCGGAACACAACTTAACGGTACTGCATTAAAAAATGAAGGTAAAACAGAAATTGATTTGTTAGAGCAAGACCTGATTAACTATAAGACCGGTGATACTCCTTTGACATTTGTTATTGGTTAATAAAATATTGACTCTATCTTGCAAAACATATAAATTATAGTATTGTTTGGAGAATACTATGATAGTTGGATTCTGTGGTTTTATTGGTTCAGGAAAAGATACAGCAGCAGATTATTTGATTAACTACCACGGATTTAGACGAGATAGTTTTGCAAATTCTCTCAAGGACGCGGTTAGTCAGGTATTTGGGTGGGATAGAATTCTTCTTGAAGGCCGTACTAAAGAAGGACGGAAGTGGAGAGAACAAGTTGACGCCTGGTGGGCAGAACGTTTAAACATACCACATCTTACTCCTCGCTGGGTCCTACAGCATTGGGGAACAGAAGTTTGTCGTCAAGGATTTCACAATGATATTTGGATTGCAAGCCTTGAAAATAGATTGCGTAAAAGTAAAGATGATATTGTAATCAGTGATGTACGTTTTCCTAATGAGATCCAAGCAATAAAACGTGCCGGAGGAAAAGTAGTACGTATCGTTAGGGGTAAAGATCCTGAATGGTATAACGATGCTAAATTGGCCAATGCCGGTGATCATGTTTTAGGTTCTGCTATTGCTAGGGCACGTATGAGAGCCAGTAAAATTCATAGTTCTGAATGGGCTTGGATAGGTGATGGTATAGATTTTGATCTAGACAATAACGGATCTATTGATTCTTTATTTGAACAAATTAAAAATCAGGTGTTAAATCTCCCTGTCGCCAAGGTAGCTTAAATTTATGAAGAATTCGTTGACAGTTAGCACATACAGTTTTTAAATTTGAATACCTACAATTGTCTACGTTTCCGTCAATGTAAAACAAATTAAATTGTTCTTGATATTTGCTAGTGTATCCGCACTTGTCGCAAATATTCTTTTTTTGATATCCTGCAATCATCCATTTTGGTTTTCCGTCTGCTCGCTTTCTTGAGCAGTGGTCGCAGGTAGATCGATAAAACACTCTATTATCTTTTTGATAATTAATAGCCACTGGTCTTTGTTGGCATTTTTTACATAGATCACGCATAGAGGCGCCCTTTTGTTGCCCTTTAGGAGTGTATTTAACCATAGTTTTTTCTCCACATATTGCTAAATAAAACAAAGTGATCCATTAAGGAGATTTATACAATGGCAACATTAAATTCACCGGGCGTATCAGTAACAGTTATTGATGAAAGTTTTTACACACCTGCTGCCCCAGGCACAGTTCCTTTAATAG